TGTGGATGCGGGAACATTATCCAACCTTCCTGCTGGCCTCAAGTCGAGGGGGCTGAGGATTAAGGGCGACGATGCTCCTCTGATGCCCGGCGAGTTCCGGGACGTGGATGTGCCGAGTGGCGCGATAAAAGACAACATTACGTTCCTGCCTTACAAGGAGCCGTCCTCTGTTCTCTACCAGTTACTGGGAACAATAGTTGACGAGGGAAGAAAGTTCGCGTCGGTAGCTGACGTGCAGGCAGCGGACATGAACACGCAGGCTCCGGTGGGCACAACGCTTGCTATCATGGAGCGGGGCATGAAGGTCATGTCAGCGGTGCAGGCGCGGCTTCACGCATCCATGCGGCATGAGTTCAGGATACTGGCGGGGCTGGTGAAAGACTTCCTGCCTGCCGAATATGCTTATGAACTTGAAGAGAATGCGGTAAGGCCAGACGATTTTGATGACCGGGTGGATATTATCCCGGTGTCTGATCCAAACGCGACGACAATGTCGCAGAGGATTATGCAGTATCAGGCGGCGTTACAACTGGCTGCTCAGGCTCCGCAGATGTATGACCTGCCTGAGTTGCACAGGCAAATGCTTGAGACGATGGGCTTGCAGGATGTTGAAAAGATTGTTCCTTCTGACAAGGACATGAAACCTGAAGATCCTGTCAGGGAAAACATGGATCTTATTAACGGCGAGCCTGTGCAGGCATTTGCATATCAGGATCACAGGGCGCACATAACGGTCCACATGACGGCGATTCAAGATCCAAAGATTCAAGAGCTTCTCAGCCAGTCGCCCATGGCCAAGTCTATCCAGGCCGCAGCAGAAGCTCACATTCGTGAGCACTTGGCTTTCGAGTATCGGAACGAGATCGAAAAACAGATGGGCGTTGAGCTACCCAATCCTGACGATCCACTGCCACGCGACGTGGAGTTTGAACTGTCAGCGTGGATGGCGCAAGCGGCAGAGAAGCTGCTCGGTAAAGATCAGGCCGAGGCCCAGCAGGAGAAAGAGCAGCAGGAGGCCAAGGACCCAGTGTTCCAGCAGCAACAGCGTGACCTGGATATCCGTGAGTCGGATGTGCAGAGGAAGGCCGCTACGGACAAGATGCGAATTGCTGCTGATATCCAGAAGACAGCCATGCGTGATGCTACTGAACGTGAGCGGATTGATTCGCAGGAGCGGATTACAGGAGCGCAGATCGGGGCGAGGATTGCTTCGGATATAATCGAAGACGCGCAGCAAGATGTGAAGATCTCCGCTGAAGATGCGAGAGAGGGCACAAAGCTTGGCGTGGATATAGCCAAACAGCTAATGAAAGTCGAAGATGTGAAACGGGAGATGTCCCGCAACAAGGAGGACTAGGCATGGCGAAGGCTGCGGTTAAGGGTGCTCGCACACGCGCACGCACATCTAGCGGGCATTACAAGGCTGACGATCCCGCAACGCCTGATGTGAATGAGGCGTTTGTGCAAGATGCAAGCATTTCGGTAGGGGGCGTTGAGACTACAGCCGCTCCTAAGAAACCGCGCAAGGCTCGCGCCAAGAAGGCAGAGCAGCCTAAGCGCACCCGCACGGTAAACGAGTTTGGAGAGATCGTTAAGCTCTAATGGATGGACAGCATATAGTTGAAATGGTGCGCAAGACCTTGCGCATTATGATGGACGAAGGCGCAGACAACGTGGCCCTTGGGGGGGCCAAAGACTGGGGCGAGTATCAAAGGCTCGTCGGCAGGCTCGAAGGTCTCGCTATCGCAGAACGTGAAATTCTCGACGCAGCCCAAAAGCTGATGAAAGACGAGAATTGATCGGAGGGTCCCGCCACCCCTTCCCGTGGCGTGCATTAGGAGAAGAACTATGGGAGCAACCGCAGTTGATGCGGAGTAGGAGGTTACACAACTTCCTGAGCCTTCAGGCTGGAGGATTCTAGTCGGCCTGATAAAGACAGANGAGAANACAGCNGGAGGCATAATTAAGCCTGACGACTACCTTCATGTCGAAAATGTTTCGTCCGTAGTGGGCGCGGTTCTGAAGATGGGGCCGCTATGCTACCAGGACGCAAATAAGTTCGGCGAAGACATGAGCCCTTGGTGCGTGCTAGGGGATTTTGTTTTGATCCCGCCTTTCGCAGGCGTCCGCTTAGTTCACAAGACTGGGCAGGAGTTTCGGCTTATCAATGACGACACCGTTCAAGGAGTTGTTGATGATCCAAGGGGATGGAAGAGGGCAGTATGATGGCTGAAGTAATTGAAGCTGAAGTTGAGGTTGAGGAAGACGGGATTGAGGTAGTCGACGACAGGCCTGTTGAAGATCAAGTGCCTGAGCGGGATACCGAAGCGTCTAGCCCTGACTGGGATATCTCTGAAGATGAGATAAACGAATACGGTGGAAAAGTTAAAGAGCGCCTTTCGCGGTTAAAGTATGAGCGACACGAAGAACGCCGCGCTAAAGAGCAGGCCCAGAGGTTAAGCGAAGAAGCGACACGGGCCGCACAGGTGGCTATGCACGATAAGCAGCAGTTGCTTGAACTTATTGACAAGGGCAACCAAGCTTTATTCGAGGTCTCTCAAGCAAAGAGCGATGCTGAGTTGTCGGGGGCCGAGAGAGAATATCGGGAAGCCTACGAGGCTGGCGATACGGATCGTGTCATGGTCGCGCAACGGCGACTGAATGAATTGGTTTATGACAAGAAAAGGTTTGAAGAATTACGGCCCGAGCCTCAGCCGCAAGCAACGCCTCAGCAGGCGCTGCCACCAAATGAGGCCGCACCGCAGCCACCTATCGACCCAGACACGGTAGCGTGGTTGCAAAGGAACCCTTGGTTTGGCCCACAAGGAAACCCAGAAATGACAGGGTTTGCTTATGGGGTAGACCAGAAGCTCAGAGCCGAAAACTTTGTGCCGGGTTCACCAGAGTATTTCTCGGAGGTAGACAAGCGAATGCGCATGGTCTTCCCCGATAACTTCGAGGACGCAGAAGAGAGCCGTTCATCTGCCCCTCGCAAATCTGTGGTGGCTCCTGCCTCTCGGGGTGGAAAAGTATCACGGAAAGTCACGTTAACGGCCACTCAGGTTGATCTCGCCAAGAGACTTGGGTTGACGACAGAGCAGTATGCGAAGCAACTGGCTAGAGATATGGAGAAGGCGCAGTGAAGAAAGAGAGAAATTCTAAGACACCAAGAAGTTCGGAGACAAGAGAAGCAGAAGATAGACCGCAACCGTGGTCCCCAGCCTCTCTGTTGCCCGACCCCGACCCTCAAGACGGTTGGACTTTTAGGTGGATACGCACAAGTTTTGTCGGCCAATCCGACAACAAAAATGTTTCTCAGGCTTTTAGGGCTGGGTGGGAACCATGCAAGACAGAAGATCATCCTGAGTTGATGATCCTGTCAGACGTGGACTCACGCTTTGGAGGCGAGGGGCACGTTGAAGTTGGAGGGTTGTTGTTGTGCAAAATACCAACTGAGCGGATGCAGGCGCGAGGTGAGTACCAGCGCCAAAAAGCCGCGCAGGCACAGCAGGCAGTCGACAATATGTACATGCGTGAAAATGATCCGCGCAGTCCTCTTCTGGAAACAGAAAGGTCTACACGGAAATTTGGAACGGGGGGAAGCTAGTCTCCCTTAATTGAAACATAAGGAGAAATTGAATCATGGCAGGTTCAGTACAAGCGCCTTATGGGATGCAACAAGTCGGAATACTTGGTCAAGGGTACAATACCAGTGGTCAAACCATGTATCCGTTGGGTTCAAATAACACCAACGCGATTTTTGCGGGTCAGCCCGTACACTTCGCAGCCGGTGTTACGACGGCTATCGCAGCCACCCCAACGACTACGTTCTCGGCAACCAACACTCCCATAGGCATTGCTTGCGGGTTCCGTTATGTAGACGGAACTACGGGAGCACTTACCTTTGCAAACCATCTTGTCGCAAGTGCAATGACGGGGTCTGGTCATTCAGACGTTCAAGTTTACGTCTGGGACAACCCTCGCGCTATCTTCAAGGTACAGGCAGATGCTGCAATGGCTTCGACAGACGCAGGGAAAAACTCTGCTTTGACGAACATCACAGCAGTCAACACGCTCGACTTGAGTAAGCAGAGCAAGATGACTGTTGATGCAGACGCTGCTACGACTGCAACTTTAGCTGTTCGCGTTATTGGGCTCTACGAATCGCCTAATAATGAATGGACTGACGCTTTCCCCGACGTTCTTGTAACGTGGAATCCGGGTGTGCATCAGTACGACATGAGCACGTTGGCATAGGGGGTTAGATAGATGGCTATTTCAAGAGCACAAATGCTGAAGGAGCTTCTGCCGGGCCTTAATGCTTTGTTTGGTTTGACCTACGCTGAGTATGCGGATGAAAGTTCGGAGATCTACGAGACAGAGACCTCTGATCGTTCATTCGAGGAAGAAGTGAAGCTCGCTGGGTTTGGCCAAGCTCCCGTCAAGAGTGAAGGTTCAGCAATCACTTACGATACGGCGAGTGAGTCCTTCTCGGTTCGTTACAACATGGAAACGATTGCCATGGGGTTTGC